CATCAGTCACATCTGGAGCAGCCAATCTACCAGCCGCAGCAAGGCCGCGATCTACTATAGGCCCAACAGGGTTGCTAAACATTGTCGAGCCTTCTTGCGCTATGCGCTGCTCGGCCTCTGCGCCTGCCTTGATTAAAGAAGGCTCTAACATTTTAAAGCCTTTTTTCATAAGAGCTGAAAATGCTTTGCCAACAGCAGTGGCCTCGGCAACGCCTGCTGTCATAAGGCCCAGCCCCATCAATCTTTGAAAGCTTCCACTATCTCCATCACCCGATCCAAACGCTGACGCAATGGAAGATGCGGCGTCAAGTGCTAAACCCGTTGTCGCGTAAAGAGGGCTAATAGGGGCGCTTTGATTGCTCTGGCTAAACATTCGGTAACCTTCTTGAATGTCCAAAGCCCCGAAAGTGGCAAAATCCGCAACACCTACCTCTAAAGGATTTGTTTCTCCCGTGCCGAATAGTGCGTTAGAGTACACGCTTGCAGAGCTTCTCATACCTCCAGTTGCCGCTCTAATTGTTTCGTCAATAGTGCGGAAATTTACTTGAGCATTACGCTGCGCCGCATCTTGCTCTATTAAAGCCCTTGCCCTTTGTTCAGCCTCTTGTATGACACTAGGATCAGTTTCGTCTTCTACAGAAGCCCTTATATTTGCCGCTTCCTGAATGACGCTAAGGCTAACCCCTTGCTCCTCTAACAGCTCTGTTCGCATCCCCTCAATTGAAAGCCGCACGGCAAGGTCTTCAACAAACCTAGTCCCTGCTTCTCTTATCGTAGGATCACCCTCGCCAAAAACAAGCAACGGCTCCCCGCTCGCTAGCTTTTGGGTTATTTCCTCTGGAGATAAAGTTAAGTCTTCTTGCGGCCCCATAAGACCGGCGGCTTCTACAACGTCAGGTGTGTAGCCGGCAGCGTCAAAGTCTTCCATAGTTGGCATGGCGCCGGTGGCTGCTTTGCGCTCATTGGCAAAAGAAACAGCGCCCTCTATTGGGGCAGATTCCGTTGTCGGAGCCACAAGAGAAGCAGGAGCTGTCTCCATAACCTCTGGCTGCGGCGCTGGATAATAACGCTGAAACTCAGGTGTTTCAGGGCCGAACTCCATGCCTTCAATTAGTATGGAACTTGGAGGGTCTACCGTTTCGCCCTCTTCACCAATCTTTATGTACCCGCCTTGGGACATGGGCAAAAGGATGTCGTGAGTATTGGTCTCGGTGTTAAAGACGCTCTTCTTGTTCTTTTCAATAGCAGGGTTGATGCCAGCCTCGGAAATAAGGTTAGCCTCAAGGTATTTGTCCATTTCGTAGTCGGTGTCATTGCCCAATAAATCTGCCATTAGTCGAACAATCCTTGATTAGCGAACCTAGATCTTATAGTTGATTTAAAAATAGTATAAGGGTTTCCACTTATAGTCTGGCCTGTTGAGCCTAAAAGGTCGTACCAAGCATCTACGGAGCCTAGAGGGTCGGAGATGTCTACAGTAAACCCAGGCAAATCTCCTGCCAGCCTTTCAACAACAGTTAAATACTCAGCTCTCAACTCTTCCCTATAAATAACGTCAAACTCATCTCTTTTTTCCATAGTAAACTGACGAATTTCCGCTAGCGTCATAGGGTTGCCTTCTGACTCTCTGCGGCTAAACTCATCTCTTAAAGCAAAGTCAGATTGCTCAAAAGCTGCTTTAGATGCCTGAGCAAGCCTATCATCTCTTCCAATTGCCATTTGGGCATTATAACGGAAATGCCGCGAAAGCAGCCCTGAACCTACAGCCAGCCCCTCATCCGCCTCATTTGCAATCTTTGTCCGCAAGCCGTTGTACTGGCCTACGTCCAAAGAGCTTCTCTTAGTATTAAGATCTGCAACTGTCAGCATGCCATTTTCTGCCGTTCCATAAAGCTCACTATAGACGACTGCATCACCCTTGCCGGCAGGCCTAAAGGCCGTAGGTGCTTCAGCCGACATAGCATCTTCCATCGCTTCTTGCTGCGCAGGAGTGGCCCACATCTGTCGGATTAACCCTTCATATAAAACGACTTGAGCTTCAGATGCTGACAAGCTGCCAAAATCTTTTCCTAAATTATCGTAAAGCACACTCATATCAATAGGATCTAAGACCTGCCGTAACGTAGCTTCCGAAACAATGTCCGTGCTGTCTAAAGAAATGAGAAGATTGTAAGCATCTGTATTGTCTACATTTTTACTTTTTTCTCGCTCATCGTCTATTTTTTCTTGAGCAGAAAAGAATGTTGAGGCCATCTGGATTGTGTCCTGCACAACTGCATTGGCCTCTTCAGCCGGCACAGCCATAAGCATGTTTAAGACATGAGGCGGCAAGGTGGAAATCCCGACCATGTCTCCAGCTTCCATTTTACCACTACGCACCATTTGAATCTGGCTTAAAACCGATGAAAGGCCTATTGCTTTGTTTAGGTCAGTTCCTGCGTATGCTGGAACAAGGTTTTTAAAAGCCTTAGACAAAACCTTTTGAGTAACATTGCCCATAATTTCTGGGTTCACGCCGCCGTTTCTAACAGCTTGCTCAACCATAGACTGTAATTGAGACTGCTCCATAGCAAGCTCATCAGATGTAATATCCAAGTAGGGATTAGAGTAAATAGAAACCTGCTGGTCTTCCCGAGCCTTCAGTGCAGCCTGCCTGCGCTTTTCAATCTTTAGGTCAATAACCTCTTGCAGCCTAAACTTGATAGGTATTTCCATTTGGCGGAAGCTGTTGTCAAAGTCTTGCAGCGCGTATTTGTTTTTGCCAACAGTAGATCGCATCGTATCATAAACGCTTTTGACGCCCTGCGCATATTTAAGCTCACCGTCAAAAATGTTCCCGACATCCCTGTCTTTTTCCAACTGGCTAGACAAAGCCATCAAGCCTTCTTTGGCTGAAAAGATCGCCTCGTTCTTTTGTGTCTCGGTAATCATCTTATAGCGCATGTTGGCATACTCGCCAACTTGGTTTGCAACCTCTGTTGCAATAGCGCCTTTCTGCAATTCGGCCTGGACAAAAGGCTGGGCATTCATCCTAGCTGTGATACGAGCGCCAGGGGCTTCAGAAGTTGGACGGCCCTGTGATTTATAAACTGGTATTCTCATTATCCAAACATCCCAGGGTTATTGGAAGCAAACCGGCCTGCCGTTCCGAAACTTTGGATCAAGCTAGTTGTGCCTTGCGCTCTTAGACCAGCAGCCTGCGCCCCGCCTTCCATGCGTGACAGTTCAGCACTTAGCCTAGAACTTTCTTGCTGATCGTTGATCTGCATGTTTGTGACCGTGTTATTAAAGTCATTGATAGCTTGGTCATACTCAAACTCTCGCGCAGCCTGACGCATAACTCGCATCGGAGTGCCGTGAGATATGTCTATGCCGGCGCCGCTGTATTGAGCAACAACAGACCCTTGAGCTTCCCTAAAACGAAACCGATCAACGCGCTCTTGCAAAACTGCATTGCGATTAATGATCTCACGTTGCTTTTCAAGTAGATCAATGTCGCGCTCAATTAAGCCAGCGTTAAACTCGCCAACTCTTGCAGCAGCGGCAGCAGCTTTGTTTGCAGAGCTTTTTGCGCTCATGCCACCAAGGATTGTTGCCCCGAGTGTTAGGATCTCAAACATACTCAATCACCTCACAAATCAAATGTGTTCATGCGCGGATATAGCGCCAGAACAGTCATTGGCAGGGGCTGTGATTGCCGCACATAAATGCGATCACCGTCAGAGAAACCGCCTTCAAACTCGATTTCCTTGTCTCCCGTGAATAATGGCACAGCTTCGTCCATATTCATAGAGCTGTCGCGGAAAAATATTCTATCCGCAATTTCTGAGTTGCTTCCCACTTCAGCGCCAACCGTTTCATGGAATCGAACAGTGATGTCGTGTATGCGCTTTGGCTTGCCTTGGGAAGTGCCATCCTGAGATCCAGACTCCAAACGCAGTGTTTGCATTTCACTTGTGTAGCCAAACCCAACGGCGCCCGTTGTTGCGGAAAAATCTAACGTCACGCCGCCGCCTGAAACTGTCTTGTCAGCATGTGTGGCGCCGTTGGCTAGTATTGAAAGCTCTTCACCCTCTAAGTGATACAAGCCAGAAAGAGTTGTGGTTGCAGAGCCTGAGTAAACCAAGCCGCTGTCTACAAAGAAGGCAGCAGTCGTGTCGCTGCCAAAATCAAATGTCTTCATCACTTCGACATACTGCTTGGTCACGCCATTGATCGTGCGCTTAACAATCATGTAAAGCTCATCTTCACCGCTATCTGTCGGCAGGGTGATGATGCTTTCAACCTTAGCCTGACCACTGCCAAACGCTCCACCGATAATATGTTTGTGCCAAGCAACAATTTCTTCTTCACGCCGGTAAGTCAGCCCAAGCAAAGTGCCGTCACCTCGGCGCGACCAGATTATGCTTTCAGGCTCCTGTTGGTACGCAAACTCCTTTATGCCGCCCTCAGTCAAATGCTCTGATAGAATTGTAATGTCAGGAGCTGCGTAGCCTGCAACATCCACTTCACCAATATAACGAAACTCGCGTACCTTGCGCGCACCGCGCTGGGCAAACAGTGTAACGTCAGCAACCTGGACAACCTCGCTGTCAATGCAACCATAGTTAGAATACTTGCGGATCACTGTCTGCGTAGGCGTAATCGGCCCACCATTGGTTGTAGTCAAGACATACTCACCGCCAGACGTACCAATGTTAAGTATTCGAGTAGCTGACAGGTAACGGATTGCGTTTACCTTGTTAGACGCAATGGTGTAGATCAGAGCATCATCGTCAGCAGTTCCAGTGTGAAAATTTAAATAGTCAGCACTTTTAGAAAACCACAACGTCTGAGGATTGTTGTTAGTTGCCGCAAAAACCAACCGCTGCTCAAAGAACGTAACAACGCTAGGGTAATTGTTAGAGCTAGTGAGAACTGGCGTGTTGTTTTCGTTAATGCTGGGAGTGGCAAACGTCCAAGCGTTATGATCGGTGCGGGATAATGTGCGGATAGCGTGGCTTGGATGCACCAAATACATAACATCCGCAGACTGTGCGAAACGGACATCACCTACCTGCGCGGATGTGTAGGGTGTTGCAACCTCAAACAATTTGTCAACACTAACGCCAGAACCAGTGTAGGTTGTGAAACCTGTGGTATTGATAGCATTGCCAAACAAGTCAGTCAGCGTGAACGTGTTAGTTGTAGAGTTAGCAATAAGATAATTTCGAGCAACTAACTCAGTCATGCCCCCGCCTGTGTTGTACAGGTAAACCTCATCTCCATTGGTAAGCCCGTGAGAATTACTTGTAAAAACGCCAGGATTAGCTTTTGTAATTCCTGAAACATTTTTTTCGCTGTCAGTAAGAACCTGCAATCCGTTGCGGAAAACACGCATGTACTGATTGCCAAACTCTAGCGCGTATGTGTCGGCTGTTTTAAATTCAAAAGGTATCAAACGGGTAATGCTTGAGCTGTCTTTTACCTCGCCTAAGTATTCTGTGCCTGGGCGGCGCGAAACGCCGCCATGAGGCTGCACAATCATGTTTGTAAGATTTGACAATCCTTCGCGGTACTTCTCAATTGTAACGCGCCCCGCAAGGCGCGGAGAAATCTCACCGGCTGTAAATGTGCTAATCGCTGGGGCTGATCGCGCCATTAGAACCTCGACTCAATAAAATCGCTTGCCTCTATGCGTTGCGGCGCGCCTTCAGTACCGTCAACAAATGCGGCTTGTTTTAATTTGTCAGAGTATTCTGCCGCCATCATCTGCTTGACAGTGTTGGAGCCGGTGATCGCGTAGCTGACCTCAAACGCTATAGCCGCCGCCAAAGTGTCAATCAAATTGGCGTCATACTCTTGCGGGTCTGTAACCCGAGCAACATATTTTATTTTGGCAACGCCTTCGTCAGAAAGAAGCTTGCGCCCTTCAATAACAAACACGGGGCCACCTGTGTTGTTAAACATGTTATCCTGCGGGTATGACATAGATCCGTTGCTAAACTCTAAAACCCTAAGACAATATGGATTTGTCGGCAAAACAAACTGATTCGCATATCCAAACGCAGGAGAATCGCTTTCCTTTGCCAGCTCTGCTCGGTGCAAAAGACAATTCCAAGGATGCGCTCGAAACACGCTGTCGCGCACACTGTCGAACCTTTGGTTGATTAAGCGCGCTGGTTTGCTGTTTTCCTCAAAGCTTGAAATGTTGTTCGCACCCAAACTGTTCAGAGCGTAGTTTGCAATGTCAACCGTACTGGTCATCAGCTCTCTCCATGTGAAAAGAGGGGGCGGCGAACCGCCCCACTCCTATTAGTCTACCACATACATGATAGTTAGCTCAATAGAGCCAGTAGCAGTACCCGCATTAGTCACGGTGATTGCTACGCCGTCCTCGTTTGTATCTGTCTCTGTGCCAGAGCCTAGAGCGATAGTTGCAAGAACGTCTACCTTTTGAGCAGATGTTGACGCCGCCGCTGCCTTGTAAGCTGCCGCCGCCGCAGACACAGCTGTACCAGCTGCATTTGTGTGGGCCGCATAGCCAACAGACAGTGTTGTGCCGCTACCAAGCGCGTCATATGCCAGGTTGCCTTGAACCAAGCGTGCGCCATCAGGTAAAACAAACATCTCAATTACACTAGCTGCCGCCAGTGAAGCTGCTTCGTATGTGCCATAAGCTACGCGGATGCGTCCACTAAGCTCATTGGCTTGATTCATCACTGCCGGTGTGGCGCGTGAGTTGGTTCGTTGTGCGGAATATACAGTAGCCATTTTTCAGTCTCCTTATTCGTTACAAGCGATTTCGACGACTTTGGACTCTTCCATCCGTGTCGCACCGACTGACTGACAATAGTACACCTGAGTCGCATATGACTTGTCTGCACGTTCATCAATGCGTGCTGATGGCTCTTTGCCAATAGCGCACTTGATGCCGTCTGTTGCAAACGCAATCACTTGGCGGTCAGAGTTACTGTCTGTACCCAAGCGGTTTGAAACGATGAAGTTGAAGCCAACAAACGTGTTGATCTCACCCATCGCCAAAGCTTTGACAGTGTTGTAATCGCTCGAAGTTACAGTTGTGTTGTTCAACAAATCAGAAACCTGCTTTGGAGAAACAAGAATGTTACGCGCGATAGAAGGATCTACGTTGCCACTGTCAAGGATCTCTTTAGCTTCAACTAACTTAGCAATGGTCAAACCGGCAGATCCATGTGCGATCTTTTGGCCTGCTGGCAATGCTGTAGTGGTTGAACCGTCTTTGCCTGTTGAGGCGTTGCCGAGAGCTGCTGCAATGATAACATCATCCATTGCGCGGCCCATAGCTGCGGCAGCAGCACGGCTATATGTTGAAGTCGGATCAACGAGTAAACGCACTTTGTCCTGATCGTCGATCAGATCGGCATACTCATAGTCAGACATAGTAACCATACGGCGTGAATGTGGTGTGTCCACAATCGGTGTATCCGCATGACGCGAAGTGCGCAGGATAGCGGCTGCTGATCCTACTTGGTCAAAAAAAGCTTTTTCGCCATTCACGCTTTCTACATCTACCGCGTTACGCAGCAGAGAACCCATTTGCTGTGACAGCATTTGGATGTTTGCAGAAAACTGATTGACAAAAGCTGTGGTAATTTGAGAAGACATTTGTCTCTCCTTGCTCTGTTACAGTTAAAGTTGCTGCGCTTGGTTGTCCCCGAGGGGGCCGTGCTACTGCTTAGGGCAGCTAATCCGCTTGACACACAAGCTTGGCGGCGTGGGCCTAAAGGTTATCCACTATGACATGAGCGCAAATAGTCGCTGCGCTTCCGCAACATACGCATCATGCTCTGGATGCTGTGCATCCAAATACGGCCCGTCTTGCCGCATAACCTCTTTCAGTTGACGCTGCGCCTCTTCTGGCGTCATTATCAACTCAGTCGGTTCGCCGACTAGGTTATCCTCTCCAATCTGATCTGCCAAGGCAGAAAACATTTTTATAACTTGCGGGTGATCTCCAAGCATGCGGCCATCAGAAAGCTGCACATCCTCAAACATGCTCATGCCCTCTTCGCCCAGCAACGTCCTAGCGGCGCTCTGCGCCATTCCTACGCGCTGTTCATACGCCTGTCCGAACTCTTGCCGCAGAACTTGCTCTGACT